ATAAGAGCCAGTAGCTCCATCATGAATACGTACTTTACACATATTTCCATTATTCATAACATCAACAATCTCTACTCTTGGATTGTCTAATATCATTCATTTATCAGTTTCATTTATATATTCTTTTGGAATATAATAACCAATTGTTGTATCTTGAGGTACAGAAGTTTCTCCAATAATAACGCTTTCAGAGCTGTCTGCGGTTTTTTTAATTTCAGGAAGTTCAGCGATAGGATTATCATAATATTCTTGAACTTCAATTTCTAAAATACCTGGAACCGAGATGCTATCTGTAACTTGTACTTCTCATATATGATTATCAACTTTGATATGCGTAAATCGTTCAAAGAATGCTCGAGTTTGAGCATTTAATTTAATATAAATAGTTCCTGACAAATTTAATTCATTAATATTAATCCCTCTTTTAATGAATCATCTTAAATCAGTCTCAGTTGGACCTTGAAAATATATCCAATATTCTTGGTCATCAATTGTCATAGTATATCTACATCTAATAATTTCAGATCGTAGATACGCGGTTTCAGTTAAAACAGGTAAATATACCATCCAGTGAGTACTATCATCTAAGCATTCAAATACATCCCCTGGCTCTAATCCCGCATCATACTCTACTGATAAAATCTTTTTATCATAATCAGACTTTAAACCACTAGTATTGTGATTTATTAAACAAGGCCAAGCATCATGCAAAGGTGTACGGATCATTCTTGATTGATAGTCATCCCCTAAAGCAGCTTGCAAACTTCGTAATTTTTGTTTATTGATACGAGCAAGTCTACCTCCACCATTGTACTGAAGACGCGCACTAAGAGTTTTAAATGACATTTTACCTTCTTTCTCTCAGTGTCTATCTCTAAATTAATTTAAAAATATTCTGCGACTTTATCCAATAGACCACAACATTCAAAAATAGTGCGGCGATATAACATAAAATTTTCTTCTCCGTCTATTTCTTTTAAACCTTGTAATTTACAAATTAAAGCCACTAGAGGTTCTAAAGTAGAAAAGAGCCCTTGCATACCTAAAAGCTCAATAATAATAGTTTCAAGAGGTTTTTTACAATCTTCGCCTTCTTCTTTCATTGGAAGTAATTTAAATGTTTGAGATTGCAAACGCTTTAAATTATGACGAATCGCTGCATTATCTACCTCAATATCATAAACGCTAATCATAATATCTTGTATCAGATGTATCCATGATTCGTGCAAAGGTCGAACCATATCCTCCACTTTTAACTTTCTTGCGGCGATTATAAAGTCTTTGAAGATGAAAACCTTTAGTCTCATATTCCTTTTTTAAAGTAACTAATTGTTTAATATGACTAGCTTGAGAGGTAAATTTAAAATCACTTCCACTATATTTTTGTTTAACCAAATCAATATTAGCTAATTGATAACCTAATCATTCACTAATCATATATTGACGAATAATCATCATTTCTTCATTAGTTAAAGAATCACTAAAAGTTTTTTCTTCTAAATCTAAATCAAAAATATTTTTTCTTGGAAACTCAAAATGAGGAATAGCAGCTAATAAAATTTCTTCCAATAATTCTGTAGTGTCCTCTAATGTCATTTCCATAAACATATCATCGGTAATCCCCGCAAGGAAGAAATCATACATTTCTTCAAAAGTTGTAACGGAAGAAGTGCTATCTGACATTTTGCCCTCCTTCCTTAAAAATTAATGTTGCATACGGCGTCCAGTTTGAGTTGATTGAGCGTGTCCTAAACGACGACGAGAAGTTGTAGATGTTTCTTGAGATTCTCCTTCAACTGTTTCTGTAAATTCAATCATTTTATCTATATTAGAGCCAGTCATTTTAGAAATAATTCTACGACGATTAGCATCTGGAATTTTCCATTTAACTGCGCAATCAACAATTAATTCTCGAATACCACTAGGTCCAAAGTCTAAAGCATCTTCTAAGGCTTCTATTGGACTAGATAAATTTTCTAAAATATAATGAATATCTTTAAGAGTTCAATCATATTCAATCATATCAGAAGGAATATTAAATTCTTTACGTAAATCGTCATTTTGAACACAAAGATAATTATGAAGAAGATCAGCTCCTCCAATTGTATAATTTAATGCTCGAAGTTCTTTTGCAGGAATTTTTCGTTCTTGAAATGCTTCAAAAACAACTCTACGATGTTCTTCTGGAATTACATATACTACTTTGTGATCAACTAAATTGCGCACAGATATAAGTGTTGTATCATTAACAATAGCCATATTTAATTATCTCCTTTTATCTCTAAAATAAAAAAGGAGGGAGGATATGTATATCAACTCCCTCCTTTCTTACTATATATTAATTGCTATATTAAAGCAAAGTTAATCCTGAGAGATCATATTCCTTAGTTTGTCCGTCGATAATAACCTTTAGTTTCTGACTATTATTTTCGACTTTCCAAACTCCGTTAAGATCAGAATCTAGTGCAACAGGATTCTTTAATCCAACTTGAACGTCTTCTGGATTAACGTCCTCGGGTAATGTAAACTTAAGGGCTATGAAGTTACCTTCACCCCAATAATCAGCAATTTCCCCGGTGCTGAGATGCTTCAAAGTACCACTAATTGCATCATCGGTTATAACGATATTATCTTGTATATCGCTAACTAGGGTATTGAATAATGAGCTAGTACTAGTCTCAGCCGCAAGGACTAGCCCTGTGAAGGGTTTACGGTATCGCCCTCGGTGGGAAGATTATGAGTACGAGTAACTTTAGTTAGCTCAGTGTTACGATAACTAAAGATGAAGTTAGTGAAGAAGGTAGCAACACCAAACTTCTTATAAGTCTGGAAGTCTTGGCTCCAGTCATCATTATCTTCAACGGTACGAACTGCAGTAGGACCTTCAAAGACAATCTTGACAGGCTTATCTTGACCGACAGGCATAATATAAGCTTGAGCAGGATCAATAACTTTCTCCATATTAGTTTCATCAACTACAGATTGAGGAAGAATAATTACATTGTGACCCTTATAATTACCAAGCCAACCATCAGCCCAGAGACGATTCTTCATATCATCGGAAACCCAATTGGTTTGAGGAAGCATCTTGGCTGCAAACTCAAATGTGCAGTAGATAGCTGCACGACCATAAGTATCAGCGATAGCTAAGAGTTCATCCATTGTAGCTTCATCGAAGCCCGCAACTTCAGCGCGCTGTACGGGAGGAAGATCTGTAACAATAGCTTCTAGAGCTTTAGCGATCTCACGATAAATGAATTCGTCCATGCCTTCCATAACAAGAGCGGTGAGTTCAGAGAACTGAATGCGACCGTCTAGCATTTCCTCAAAGCCGATACGAGCAGCGCCACCAATAGCAGCTGTTCCAACTTCAAGGCTCTTACCATCAAGCATAAAGACTTCATAACGACCAGCTAAACCAACACGAGTAACGAAAGTCTTAGCACGTTTACGTGCAGCTTCAGTAATACGAGTACGGAAAATAGCTTTGTCACCCTGAGCGACATTACGAACCTCTGCAAATTGAGCATATTGAGCTTCAACACGTGCAGGTAGAACCTCGTCAATAGTTTCCTCAATTAAACGGAAAATAGTATTTTTATTCTCACGATAATCGCGATAAGAACCAGCTAAATTGCGGAACTCTGTGGCAAGGGCTTCATTAACCTGGTCAAGAGTATAAGACTCATTACCAAAGGAGTAAGCGGTAGGAGCTGTAGGATCAGCTTTTAAAGCAATACGAGCAAGCTCACGAAGATCATTATATTCCATTCTATTCCTCCTTTCCATTAAGCCTTAATGCATTGTAGTTTAACAGCAGGTTGACCATCAGGAAGAGTATACTCTTTAACGACTTTGAAAACAAGATCGCCAGTAGAGCCCGCAGTTAAAATACCATCGGAACCAGGGATAACAGTGTTGCCAACAGCTAAAGTAGTATTGTCAGCGAACATATTAGTGGTGAAAATATCACCGGCAACAATGCCAAAAACACGAGGATAAATCTTACCATCGTAAGAATCCTCTACTTTTTGAGCCCAATCTTTGTGCATCTGATGACGTTCATCATAAAGTTTTTCCTCGTTATAAACTAGCATCCAAGGACCTGCGCCAGTAAAGTTAACTTCGCCCGCGGCGTAGTCATACTTTACAAACATGCCATTTTCAAGGATTTCAATATCCTCATTGGCAGGAAGCTGCGCATAGACGCGACCATCACGAGGAGCAGAAAGGTGATTAGGCTCAACTTGACCATAACCTTCTCGTTTAAATGTAATAGCCATTACATTCCTCCTTCTAAATTATTTGCTTGTATGACGAAGTGCTTCAATGAAAGCAGGAACGCCTTCAGATGCCTCTTCGTCAAGAGAGAAAGTCATTACAGGAGCGGTTTCTTCCGCAACCTCTTCTTGACCATCAATCATGTCGAAATTAACATTTTTGTCAACATAAATAACAGCTAGTTTAGCTTTAATTTCATCCATTGTGTACTCAGACTTATGAGCAATAACATCTGCTTTATCTTCATCAGATAGCATATGATAAGAAGCAATTAAAGCATCTTTTTGTTGATTCTCAACTTCTAGTTTAAAATTACGAAGTTCTATAATCTCTGCGCGAAGAGATTCTAATTCTTCGTTTAGCGCGACAAATTCTTCTTCTGTATGAGTAAAGATATTCTCAACTTCTTCTTCCGCAGATTCAGCCTTGTTTTCATCTGCTACGAATTCGTCTTCAACCGGAGTTTCTTCAACCTCAGCTGTTTCCTCAACAACCTCTTCAGTTGCTGTGGTATCCTCAACTTCTTCTGTTTCAGTTGCCGCAAATTCTTCTAAATTCTCTTCTTCAGAAGCAGTAACTTCAACAAATTCAGTAGATTCATTAAGATTTTCATTTTCAGACATGTTCAACCCTCCTTTGCTACCAAGAGCTGCTTGTAAGTCTTTCATCATTGTAAATAAAGTTTGTTGGAATTCTTGACTGTGAGTAAAATTCCGACTAACTTCTGGAGATGTTACAGAAGCTCCCTCATAGCAGGGCTCAACATTATCCCCAAGAATACATAACTTACTAAAAGTTGCGTCAGTAATAATGAAAAAATCAATACCAAGATTATTATCAGTCGCCCAATGTCCTTGAAGTGAGTCAGAATCTAACTCCATTGATTGCGGCTGCCCTTCATTGATTACTTTAGTAAGTTCTTCAAACTGACCAGACCAGAGATAACCCGTTGTCATTAAATAAGTTCTTTCAATTTGATTACCAAATTCATCTACGTCAATGAAATTTTGGAATCAAACTTCTGCATTAGGAGAAACAAAACCATATGGAATTGTCTTAACAGAGAAAGTAACTTCTCCATCTTCAATATGCATTATATGACCATGATCACCAAAGTCTTCTTTATCTTTATTATAAGCTGCGACAATAGGCGTTCCTCGTAAAGTTTTTGCCATATCTAAAGCAGTTTCTTTATTAATATAAGAACCATTACGATTATGCCCTAAATAAAAGACTTTAATCTCACACTGTTGCATTAAAGGGTTAACATCAAGAGGCTGTAAGTTAATAAACTCGGGGCCTTGAATCATATCTATTTCAGATACATTTTTTAATGCCATTCTACCTCCCTCCTATTAACCCTGTGATTCTTCATTTGCAATAGTTTTGTCGGATTTTTGATCCTGTGGTAGCTCTGGACGGCCACCTTGCTCGCCCGCAGACCCTTTACTTTCAGTTCCACCAGACTGTTGAGTTTTACTTACGGTAGAAGACATCTGTGGAGGAGTAAATATCTCATCAAGCTTCATCATCTGATTCTCAAAGACCGCAGTCGCGAGTACGGTACTTGGAGATTCTCCAAGAGCAATTTGAGGAAGTAATTTGGAAAAACCAATCTGTGTTTGCTCTTTATAAAGCCTGGAAAGATCTTTGTAATTATAAATAGTTGTAGGAAGCATTTGAACTTGATATCTTAATCGCTTAGGATTTTTATTAAATACTATAAGTAAACTTTCTGTATACTCTTCAAATTGAAGAAGTAAATTTGTCATAGTTGCTTCATCATTTAAAATAGATTTTTCAAGCGCAAGATTACCAGTAGTATTAAATTGCATTTGACTAACGCCAGCTTCATTATATACTGTTCTTTCAACTTTATCTAACTGATCTGCCGCGGACATGTTAGATTTATCTGAAAGATCTTCAACAGCTACATCTGCAAACGTAGTTAAAACATTAATTCCAACTGCGTCTCCAAGCATTGCAACTGCATTTTTATGAAGCTCTCTTGCTTCATCTACGTCAAAAACTAAATCGCCATTTTTATCTATAGGCATCTCTTGAATGATAAGCCGCAATAATTGCTGCTCCATCTTTTTCTTATCTAAATCTTGTGCATCTTCCAAATCCAAGAGTTTAGGAATAATAGAAATAAACAAAGGAATGTCACTATTATTTAAATTAAATTTAACAGCCATTCCTGCTTCTAAAGCAATTCAACCTGCATCGTCTCCATTAAAGTCTTTCTTTAAAGAATTATGTTTATATTTTACATAACCTTGTTGGAATTCTTTAGGAAACATTTTTAACACTTTTATTTTATGATCTGTATCTTTAAATTGATCATCAAAGAATTTAACATTAAATTCTACTATTGGTTGATTATTAAAACGATATCGACTGCGGCAGTAGTCTATCGGTAATTCTTGAAGAAAACATTTATCTTTTTGCATCATTTTATAGCCATAATAGCAGCCATTACGGACTACTTTCAAAGCAATTTCTCCAAAATTTTTCTTTAAATTACAGTTATCTAAAAATGCGACAGCTTTTAATCATCCTTCAATAACTTTTTCATCTTTTATTTTATCATCATATCGAATAGGAGTAATCATTCAGTCATATCTATAAAGATAAGCCATATAACGACATAAACGAGAATAAATACCACTTTTAATAAAATAATAATTAGAAATTGCTCTAAGTTCTTTTATTTCTCTACGTTCTAAAGCTCTTTCAATATCATGCTTTCTAATTCTTCTGGCGCGATGTCTATTAAATTTACTAATATCTAATGTAACATCATCCCTATAAGTTTTTCCATCAATTCTCATTTTATTGAAATCTTTAGAAGGACGCGATGTATTAGTAGAATTGGCGATTAAACTGAAGTCTTTTTCATCGCTCATATATTGCGACCTCCTTAATATCCAGCTGCCCGCATAATATAATCGTAACTAATTTTGTCTTCGTCATAATAAGGAATACAAATTAATTTTATATTATTTTTTAAGCAGTATTTTCTTTTTTGTATATCATTGTATTTTTGCCGTCCAACACCTTGTTTCCCACCAAATTTACCTACTGCGGTATAGTGTTGCTTTCCCTGAGCTTCAATCAAAAAATCTAGCTCCCCATCCTCTGTAAATACAGCAAAATCAAATCGTAAATGTCTACCACTTGAAGCAATTAAATCATCAAATTCATATTCTTCTTCAAAAGGAATGCCATAATCAGTTAAAATATTATGTATTTTAACTTCCATATTTGAACTCATCATAATAGCACTCCTTTTCTTTAACTTACTTGTTCACTGTATATAATTTTATGATAACCAAGGTTATAAAATTTTGCCCCAAATTTTTTAATTATAGAACATAAAATCTCTAATATTTCTTTTTTTCTTCTTCTTTGTTCTATCTTCTTGTAATTTACAATAATATAAACCATAAATTAAAGCAGAAAATTTGTCTTTTTTAATTTTTCTTGAAGATTGCTTTAAAATAATATGCGCCCCTTCATTTTCTTGAATTAAATTTAACATTTGATCCCGCAAAATAGAAGTTTGAACAAATGGCATTAAATATTCTGCTCGTTTTGCTTGACTCATTTTTTGGCCTTGAGTTTGAGACATTAATTTATTTTTAGCAGTAGCTTCATCAATTAAAAAATTCACTCTACTAGAATTTATTTCTGTTTGACAATAAGCATACATTTCAGAGTTTAATGCTTGATTGGCTTTCATAATATACATAGCATCAACAATAGTATTTTCTGTTTTCATATTTTTATACTTATTATCTTCATCATTCATAACACCTCAGTTATAAAGAATTTCTCCTGTGTCTGGATCTGTAGTATCCATTGTTAACATATCTACAAGTCCCGCACCGAGACCGTTACCGTCTACGACAGCAACTTTACAATGGTACTGTTGAAATAATCTTTTTAATTTCAAAGCTTGCATACCAAAGTGTTCTTCTTCAAAAGAATATATATTTACTACTCGTTTACGAGGAATATCACCAGCCGCAGGAGTAACTTTAATAATCACTACTTCTGTACTACATCCAAAGCGACCAACGTCAACACCCATTAAATAATAACCTTCTTTAGAAGTTCTATTACTATATTTTCATTCAGGCATATGAATTTTACGCTGTTTATCAAATCTTTCTGAATTAAAGAAAGCCGATTCAACATCACCAGTTCATTTGCTCTCATATTCTCTCTCAAAAGAATCTTCATTAAATGTACCATCCATGCGCAGATCCCGCACAAAGTTTTTATTTAATAAACCTTCTATAACAGGTACTCTTCAAGACCCACCAAGAACTATTGCATCTTTTGGACGAGCTACTGACTGACACAAGATTTGAATTAATTTTTCATAACTAAAAGTATTTTTATAACCAGCTGTAGTTACATAAATTTGAGACTTATTTAATCGTTCATCTGGATCAGCTTCGCCTTGTACCATACGGTCTACGTTAAGAGTTGGAATAATAACTTCATTAAGAATATCTTGATCAATACCAACACATTCTTCCATTAAACCAGATTGAAAACGTCTACCACGAGTTTTTTCACTCGCCGCAACATTCTCTAAAGTTGACCCATTTTTAAAAGTATAAATAACAGTATCTTTAGTTTGCGCTGTTCGAGCTCGAGTACCACGTGTATCTCAAATAATTTCTCTTTCTAAAGCAGGAATTAATTTACATATTTCATTAACTTTGCTAGAAAGAATTTCCGCAGACTGATTTTTACCACCTGCAACTGTAAATAATTTAGCATTAGGATAAAGAATAGCTTTTAACATTAGTGCCATGACAGACATAAAAGATTTTGATCAAGCACGTACAAACGTAGCATAGACATATTTATGTCGAAAGAGCGCCCGCAAGAATAATCTTTGATAAAAGAAAAATTTAAAATTATAAGGATTTCCAAGAGAAAGATAATAATCAATTAATTTATCTGGGTATATTCTTCAATAAGCAATTAACTTTCTATATTCATCTAAATGACCCAAGATTTCTTCTTTAACTGCTTCATCATCTAAATCCATTCTTTTATTGGATGCCCGCAATATTTGTTTTAAAGCCATTACGCATCACCTGCTAATAACTGCTCTAACATTTCAGCTTCAGCTTCGATTTCATTTTCAAGGAAACCTTGTCATTCTTCTGCTTCTTCATCTGTTAATTCATTATCAGATTCTTCTTCCGCAGAAGTTACAAGCCCCGCATTAATATCAACAGAATCATTTTCAGCTTGTTCAAGTTTTTCTACATAAGACTCAATCAAATCTCCAAGTCCTAATTCGTTAGTTACCAGTGAATAGGTATAAGATTTCAAATCCCGCAAAGTAAAATCAATTTTATCTTGCGGATATTGATCAGGATCAAATTCTGGAAGATTGTGGATAATTCCACCTTCTTTTTCGCAAAGAGCTACTAATTCTCCAATAGAAGAAAGAACTTGTTGTCTATCTTCTTTATTTTGTGCTTCTGTAAATTTGCCTGATTTGCGGAGTTGGTCAAAAACCGCAGCCAAATTTTTATAACCAGTTACATCACCCGCATCTAAAGCTTCGTCCATTTTAAGAGAAGTTTTACACATTTTTTTAAGAACTTCTTCACGGTCAATATTTAAATCATATTCTTGTGAATATTTATTATACATTGTTTCCATTGTAATTCATTCTTGCGGGGTATAGACTGTGCCTCATTTTAACATAAGATAATCTATATCAGAATCATCTAATTGATCTGTTCAATAGTTTTCAGGTACTTGATATTGCGGTGCTTGCTCTTGCGGTGTATTAGACTCGGCCGCAAGTGGCAAATCTTGAAGTCCAACTAAAATACCATTTTCATTTAATTCACCTAATTTAGCTCCATTTTCATATTGAATTCTATTAGTTTTAGTTAAAGTGTTATATTGTTCTTGAGTAATTTCTCCTGTGGCTAATTGTTCTTTTAATTTATTTTCATATTCATCATCTATTTTAACTTCTGCTATTGGAGCGGTAGCTGCATTTTGAGATAATTTTTCTGAATCAGAATAATGCAGATCTCTATATTGAGTCATATTCATTGTCCGCAAATAGGTTCCAATTACTGATTTTGGCCCAAATTTTCCTGGGTCTTTCTTATAACGTTCATTTGTAATTTGCATTCATTTTTTCTCAATATAGGGTACATCAAATTTTTCTAAGATTCATAAAAATGTACTAGGTTTTCGATTATCAATATATTGACAAAGACAATCTTTACAAAGATCGCATCTATTTCCTGTTTTCATTTTAAAGAATTCCATGTCTTTTAATGTACGTCCGCATTTAGAACATGTTAGATAAGAAGTGGGCATAATATCACCTTCTTCCTATTTTTTTCGAGCATTATTTTTACAATCTTTACACTGACTGTATCAATGATCTTTAGAGCTATTTCTAGCGAAAAAGAGTGGATGACCTAATTTTATTTGGCCGCATTTAGAACATTTTTTCCAATAGCCATACTCAACATTAGTATAATATCATTCAACGTAATCTTTTTGAGCTTGTTCTGCCACAAGTTTAGGAATACGTTTGCGTCAGATAGAAGAATAATATTGTTCAGAATGTTGTTCGCCAAATTTAGCCAAAGCTTCTTGTTGGATTTCCGCATTAGTAAGTCCATCAATTTTTCAAATTACAACCCAATAGAGTAAAGGATATTTTTCTTCTAGTGCGCGAGTGACAGTATCTTCAAGGTCAATAAGGTGTCACCGCATATCACAATGTAAATCTTCTCAAGTTTCTTCTTTAAGAGGTTGATAATATCGAAGAAGAAAAGAAACATGCTCTGGATTAAGAAGTGATAAAGGTCGATCTGAGTGCGGCATCTTATTTTCATCTAGATAAATTTCTTCTGGGATTTGGATGCTCGCAAGAGATTTAATTGTTGAAGTAGATTTAATGTGACCTATTTTATCATAAGAACCTTTAATAAGATAAGCTTGTTTTCAAGTATCTATTATTGCTTGATTAAGTTTCTTGCGGCGGTAGCTAGATGCATTTTCTGCTTGCTTTTTTAAAGAAGCTATTACATCCATGCACTCTTTGATGCCGGGGATTGTTTTAATATCTTCTTCTGTAATAGGGTCTTTTGGATCGAGGATTTGATCTTTATCAATGCGGATGATATTGTAAAGTCCATCCTCACCATTTTCTAATTTATCTATTAAACCTTCATAAGATACTTGCCTTTTATCAATAGTAAATTCTCTATTGGGTGTTAAAATAGGATGTTCTGTTTTTCTTTCTTTTTTAGTCTGATTACGATCTCGCACAAATAAAATGTAGTCTGCTAATAAAGTTAAAGTACTATTGCTGTAAGGAGGCGGTGTATCTTTAAGTAACTTTTCTACGTAAGATACTCTTTCTTCTGACGTAGCAAGAGAGTAATCTAATTCCATAGACCTCCTTTCAAATAATTTACTTTTTCTATGTTAATTATAACATTTCATCACAGTATTTGTCAAGGAAAAATCTTAGCTGGAATAAAAATTTTTTATTAGTTAAAATACTATTAATTGACAGAATGAATATAATATAATATAATAATATTAAGAGAAAGGAGGAATTTATGGGACGAAAATATTTATCTAAAGGATTTAGAAACGCTTTAGGTGGAAAAAAGAGTGCATCAAAGAAAAAGTTGATTAGTGAGCTTAGTGGAGTAAGTCTTAGTGCATCAAAATTAAATAAAGAGAGTAGCAGGCAACGGAAAATTAAAGATACATTAGATTGGTAAGCCGAAATTAAACTGAAAACTGCTCTGGAGATTTTTTTGGACGTGGCAAAACAGAACAATTGTTCGATTTTCGTAGAACACGCAAAACCACCCTCCCATCTGTAACTGGACAGATAGCAAATAGGGGTTCCCTATGACCCGCTGCAAAACGCAGGGCCTGCTATCCCTAGGCCCGGGGATAGCTGTGCGGCGCGCTATGCACAGACGTCCGCATTTTATGCGTGTTTGTTTCACGTGAAACACTCGCGCGGATTATGGATAAATGTGTGCAAGATATGAAGATGGATAGCCGGCCAACTTAATCGTTGACAGTCTGCAAGTGTTCCTGTATAGTCTTAAGTGTCAGGAGGGAACACCCAAAGAAGGGACAAAATCATGAAGGTCATCATCAACGACTGCTATGGCGGCTACAGCATCAAGAGGGACATTGTCCTCGAGCTCGGGTATGGCAAGTATGACACCTACAGCGACA